AAGATTTGCTTAAAATACATCCTGAGTACTACTGGCAAATGCAATTGGGTATGATAGCAAGTGCAGTTGACTTCGGTTACTTTGTTTCGTACGACAAAAGAATGCCATCTACACACAACTTGTTTATTGCCCACATAGAACTTGAAGATGTGCAAGAAATCATTGATGAAAAACTATATTACGCAAATGAGCTATTGCAGTCAATTGTCAAAGAAATGTAATCTTTGTAAAATAAATTTGCAATATTGAAAATAAAGTTTGCATATATAGAAAACAAGTGTATATTTGTATCATACTAAAAGAAAAATAATATGAAAACTCAACAAACATTTACAATTTTTTTACCAAGCAAATATGGAATTTGCTCAAAAACAAAAAAAGCAAAAGATTTCAAACACGCATTTCAAAAAATTTCTTTATCCGATAGAATGAAAGAAGGTTGGATAGAAGATGAAGATGGAGATACATTTACATTTTATCATATATTAGGAATTGAAGAAACAATTTAAAAACAATATGAAATACACAATCAATTTAGGATTTGAAGCAAAAGAAGAAGTAATTATCTTTTGCAAAACTAACAGAACTGCTATTGTAGAAATGTTAAATGATGAGTTAAGCAAGTTTAACACATCATTTACTTTAAAAGATATGATGGCAGAATTTGTTGAGCAACTTTACGATTTTGACAATTATAAAGATGCAAAAAATGCAATTTGCAAACAAATTAGAAATGCACATAAAATTGATTTTGTCGCAATAAACGAGTCAATTAATATGTATCGTGAACAAAGCAAAAATTTAATGTCAGTAAGATAATGAAAACAAGAAGTAATAAAAAAACAAGAATTTATACCATTTGGATAAATGGTGTGAAGTACATTACATTGCCTATGTCAAAAAATGAATTTGATGAAGCATATTTTAACACATTAAACGACTGGAAAAACTATTTAAAAACGATATGAAAAAGACAATTATTCAAAATTTCCCTACTAAAGCTGATGCTTACGAATGGGTGGTATTTAAAATGTTAGATGCAACGGTAGGTTGTATCTCAACAACTAAGCAGTTTAGAAATAACGACGCTATCATCGGTGAAGATGAAGATGTTATTTATGTAGGTATTTATAACGTAACCGAAAATGTTTAATTTAATTTTGTTATTGGTGTACATCGGTTGTGTTGGGTTTTTATGTATGCTATACTTTACACTTAAAAAAGAACCAATTGAAACGACACGTCAAGAATTTATCGACATTAACGACATTCCTGACTGGCAACCATTGAACCCAGTTGCAAAGAGAAGCAACCAAGCATTGAAGAAAATGTATAAAGGTAATTTAAAAAACAATTTAATATGAAAAGTTTTTTAATTATAAACCAAGTTAAGCAACGACTTGAAACCAGCACTAAAATGCGTGACGATGACGCACTACTGATTGCCGATGTATGGCGTGAAGAACTTGCAGAACTTGGTGCAAAATCTGTCTACGATGTTTTAAATGCCATTGCTGGTCGAATGGTCACATCTCCTGAATCAATAAGACGGTCAAGGCAAAAAGTACAACAAGACAATTCAAATCTGCGTGGTAACGTTTACAACCAACGTCACGCAAAAGAAGAAGAAGTTTTAAAAGAATTAGGATATACAAAATAAATAATATATATTTGTATTTGTTAAGTGGATTGTAAGAGAGTCCGATACTTAAAAGATATTTAACCCGTTGGGTTTGTGTGTACTCTTACTACCGCAAATCTGATGGGTTTTTTTATGCAATGAAAAAAGAAACATTTTATTTTAGTCATGACTACACAGCAAGGTCAGATGAAAAAATCAAGAACTTAATTTATGATTTTGGTTATGAGGGTTATGGAATTTACTGGTCATTAATTGAAGAACTTTATCAAAATGCGAACGCATTGCGAAGGCAATACAAACGCATTGCATTTGATATGCGAGTTGATGAAAAAACAATTAAAAGTATTATTGAAAACTTTGATTTATTTATTGTTGAGAATGAATTTTTTGGTTCACTTTCGGTACAACGTAGATTAGATATGCGTATTGACAAAAGCACTAAAGCCAGGGAATCAGCTCAAAAGAGATGGACAAATAATGCGAACGCATTGCCAACGCAATGCGAAGGCAATGCTATAAAGGAAAGTAAAGTAAAGGAAATTAAAATAAAAGGGTTTATTAAACCTACAATTGAAGTTATTAAAAATGAATTTCCAACTTTTAACGCTGAACACTTTTACAATTACTACGAAAGCAATGGCTGGATGGTAGGAAGAAACAAAATGAAAGACTGGAAAGCAACGGTAAAGAATTGGATGGCAAAAGATTACAATCAACAAACACAAGTTACAACAATCAAACCTAAATTTGGAACATTAAACGATGATTAACCGAGAAAGTTATATAATAGGATGCTTTATACAAGACAAAGCAACACACGTATTTTTACCTAAAATCAAATCTTATTGGTTTGAGGGGTGGAATAAAGAAATAATTGAGTTTATGCAAATGGCATACCTTAACAACAACCCAATTGACTTGGTAAGTTTAGCACGTCAATTTAAAGGCAAAGCGTTTGAGTTAACCCAATTTACAAATAGCTATTCATATAGCACCGATTTAAAGCATTATCTCTTTGAATTGGACATAGAGTATAAGAAAACACAATTGATTGCAAAATTAGGTGGTTTGAATACGTTAAACACATTAGATTTGATTTTAAAAGATATTGACTTAATAACCCAAGAGGCGAATATAACAATTGACAAAGAACCATTACCAATGTCAAAAGTTACTGCAAAGGTTGTTGACCAATTAGAAGAACAAATGAAACGTGGTGAAAAGTTAATGGGTATCACAACGGGATGGCAAATGTTAGACAAGTATATTGGAGGTTGGAATAAAGGAAATTTAGTTATTATTGCTGGTCGACCTGGTTCAGGTAAAACTGCCATTGCTTTATCATTGACAATAAGTGCGTGTGTAAATGCAAAAGTTTTATTTATGTCACTTGAAATGAGTAGTGAAGAACTTTCAAAGCGTTATATTTCATTCTTTGCAAATATTGAGAATTATAAAATACGTGGTGGTAATTTAAAGACAAACGAACACGAACATATTTCTAAAACTTTGTATAGATTGGAAAATGATTTTTTTGTAGACGATGATACGAAAACAACTATTGCTGACATTAGAGCAAAGGCACAATTTCACAAAGCAAAGCACGGTTTAAACATTTTAATTATAGATTACTTGCAGTTGATTAAAGGAACAAAACAAAATCGAGAACAAGAGATAGCAGAGATTTCACGTAACTTAAAAATAATTGCTAAGGATTTAGGCATTACGGTGATTGCATTGGCTCAACTTAGTAGAAAGTGCGAAGAACGAGCAGACAAAAGACCAATGCTTTCAGACTTACGAGAATCAGGAAGTATAGAACAAGACGCTGATTTAGTAATGTTTCCATTTCGACCACAATATTATATGCAAGAACAAACGGATGTAGAAACTGATTGCGAATTGATCATAGGCAAGAATAGACACGGTAGCACAATAACTATTCCAATGAGTTTTGAAGGCAAGTACACACGTTATAAAGAAAAATTATGATAGATTATTATGTTTTATATCTCAAAGAACGCCGTCAAGTGAGATATTTAGAAAACAAAGTAGAAGTAACTGAACGCAACTACCAAAAAGAAATACAACGCTTAAAGGAAATGATTATAAACCCCATCCACAAGATGAACAAGAACAAAGAACTAACAGAAATTTTGCAAAAGGTTTGTGATTCCAGTGGAATAATGCCACACGATATTATAGCCATTACAAGAAAGCGTGAAATAGTTATAGCACGTCAACTATTTTGCTACATCACAATAAAATATTTTAATTATACGCTGGTGCAAGTTGGTAGGTTTTTAAATCGACATCATAGCACGGTTATACATAGCGTCAATGCTTTCACAGATTATTTACAAATGAAATATAAAAAAGAAACGGCAATATATGAGGATGCAAAAAACATTCTATCAATTGGTGATGGAGAAAAATAAATATCAAGAAGTTTATTGCCTAAATTCTGAAGAAGAAGTTGAGTACTATAAAAAAAAAGCAGAGAAAAAAGGATATAAATTTGTAGAATTGAAAAAAATTTAGTAATATTTGCACATCAAAGATAAAATACTGATAGAAGTAGCAAAATCTGAATGGCTTTATAAGGCGAGTAAAACTATCTCGCCATTATTTCACGACGACTTAGCACAACATCTTTTACTTATTTTATGTGAAATGCCAGATGACAAGTTAATAAAAG